GCCAGGTTGGTTTCAAAAGAAACCGGCTCAGGAGCCATGGATCCATAACACAGCAAGAGGAGCATAAAGATGTTCGAACTAGGTGTAGGGTACAGCGTAATCCTGCATAGCAGGCTACCGCTTCCAAAACCATCGTCGGACTTCCTCCACTCTTTCGATGCTGTGACGGTCCTCCGTGATACGTCACTTTGGGGCGTCTTTCAAGACGATCCCGCGGCGTACGTGAGGGTACTTCGAAGGCCGATGTCGGTCTTCGGTCCGCTCTCGAATCTTATCGAGGCGGGACTGAACGAGTTGTCGGATACGTCCGATCTTACTCTTCGTGGACTTCGGTGAAGTGATGATCCGAAGAATCTTCCACGGGCTCGTTCAGCGCTCCCTTACTCTGTCGGCGCAATTCCGCTTGCGGATAGCGTCTAGGAGTAAGACGACGGGTCCCTCCGTTACCTTGGAGGGATCTGTTAACATCGGTCCACCCGCAGAGCGGGAGGATCATCTTGACACGCCTTGATGCGTTTACGAATGCCCCTGGTTACTGGGCGGGCGAGTATCACTCTAGAGTGACTCGCACGAACATCAGGTATGCCTGGGGAGCAGACGCGCCAGAACGGACCGGTGCAACCGGTACAGCTGGTTACTCTGAAAGCTATAAGGCTCCAACCACGTCAGGTGGAAAACCTGGCTCGTGGCGTAGGCCTACGGCTTATTCGAGATGCCTTTCCCGATGCGTAAGTTCCTCTTCTTGGAAGTATTCCTTCGAGGACAGTGTTGGGAGGACAGTAGTGTCCGCCGACAGCGCTTTTGCGTGGTTAGGTATTCAGTTCCAGGGGAACCCTTTCTTTGGAGTTGATGGCTCACTACAGGTGTCTTCGGCTATCGTCGCCCGTGCTCAAACCGAGGCGCTAACCCGCATTATTGATCAGAAGATCAATGTGGGCGTTGCTTTGGCAGAAAGTGCTAAGACGGTGGATTGGTTGGCTGAGAAAGTGTTACAGCTTTTCAACGCTTACCGACATCTTCGCAAGGGGCAATTCCGAGACCTGTACAGCCTGCTGGTGGGAACTCGTAGACGTGGGCCTAAGAGGAAGTCTCTTCCTCGAAAGGCCCGTGATTTTGCGGGGACTCCTTCTAGTTGGTGGTTGCAGTATTGGTACGCCTTCATGCCTCTTGTTTGGGACGTTTATGGCGTTGCGGAACAGGTCGAAGCAGGGCTCCGTGAGGATAACCTGCTGTTCTCAGTGATGAGAACTATAACCCAACCGACGACGCCTCCATGGTCACCTCTCTCGACCTCCCATATTAGCAGCTACTTCAACTGCTGGGAGAGCGGTCACGCGACCGAATCTTGTCGAGTGAAGCTATGGGGACGGATCAGTTGCTCGCAGTTGGCCTCTTTAAACCAACTCGGGTTTCTTAATCCCGCGCTCATCGCGTGGGAGCTGGTTCCGTTCAGCTTTGTGATAGACTGGGTAGTGCCCATAGGGCGCTATTTGGAAAGTCTCACTGCTACGTCTGGTGTCACCTTTCATGACGGTTTCCAAACCTGTGTTGTCAAGGGGAAGTACGATGCCTACGTAGGCACCCATATCCCTGGCAGCGGCTCAGGCCTGGATGGTTGGACTTTTGTGAGTCCCGCAAGGGGCTCGTGGGAGTTCTATGCCATGTCCCGTCAACCACTCGACGCTTGGCCGGTACCTGTGACATTCGTCAAAGGGCCGTGGTCAACGAAAAATGTACTCACGGCAATCGCCCTGACCGTACGCAAATCTTGAAGGAGGGCATAAATGCCCAGTCTACAAAATCTGATCCTGACGGACAGAGCAGCTACCCCGGTCGCACGAACGTTCGCGCCGCTGGATCGTAACCCCCAGACGGGGGTTATCACCGTTGGGCACTCGCCTGACGGTTCCGTCGTATCCCGAGCCACGCTGTCGGTGTCTCACCGTAAAACAAACGGTAAGCTGAAGACACGCATGGTTTTGTCGGTACCGACGGTTCAGACTGAGACGATCAACGGCATTTCTTCGCCGAGGGTCGTTCGGAGCGCCTTCGCCGATCTTACGTTTACTTTCGCTGCTACCTCAACGGAGCAGGAACGGAAGGACGTGATCGGTATGATCCAGAGTTCTTTCGACACGTCGAAAGTTCTGGTCAACGACACTCTCATCAAGGGCGAATCGATCTGGTAAGACCAGATCTCTACCCGAGAGTCGAGTAAGCGTTCTCATGTGAGGAAAACCCACAATGTCAGTACATAAGTATGGACAGCTCCCTTTTGCTGTGCACGACGAAGTTGTCGACCTGGTCACTAACCTGATCGAGTCGTCGGCTGGTTTCAAACCTCCGAATCCTTCGGATTCGGAATGGGCTCGGCACACCGCCGAGTGGTTCTCCTTTCGCAGTGCTTATCTGCATCAAGAGTTGATGTCGAAGTATAGCGACGAGGGGACGACTAGCCCTAGAGTTCGTCGTCAGCGGGCCATCGACAAGTGGCTCGCTACGGAAGAACGCAACCAAAGCACTAATATCCGTTTGCTCACGCAGCGGACTGTGTTCGGATCCTCACGGATCTCGTCAACTCAGGTGCTCAATTGCGCTTCCCGCTTTATCCGCGGCGTCATTGGCCAAGTACCACCGACTCGTGTTCTCGGATCGTTTACCGAGGGCGCGAGCACGAGTACGAAGCGGGCGCCGGGGGCCGCTGCGAGGAAGTACACACAGCAAGCACACGTAACTGAGGCGGCACTGTTCGCGGTGTATCCGATCCTACTGGATAACGCGACAGGGTGGTTCATTCCACATTTAAGGGCACACTGCCCTAAGACCGTCATCGGAAACGTGATGTTCACAGTACCGAAGAATACAGAAATAGATCGTGCGGCTTGTAAAGAGCCTGATCTAAATCTGTGGTGTCAGAAAGCCTACGGGAACTACATCCGAGGCAGACTGAAAGGAGTTGGCATCGATCTCAACGATCAGACCAACAATCAGCGCTTGGCCGAGAGGGGGAGCAGGGAAGGTAGCTATGCTACAATTGACCTGACTTCAGCCTCAGACAGCCTGACACGCGCTTTGGTCGCTAGACTCCTACCGCGCCCGTGGTATGTGCTTCTCGATTCCCTTAGATCACATGTTACCGTGATCGACGGGGTCCCGCACAAGAACTGGATGTTCTCCAGTATGGGAAACGGTTTTACCTTCGAGCTTGAGTCCCTGATCTTTTGGGGGCTCTGTAAGGCGGTAGCCTATCTCACAAATACGCGCGGTCACCTGCTTGTGTATGGTGACGACATTATCGTCCCGACCTCGATTGCACGTACTGTTGTGCAAGTATTGGGGTTCTGTGGTTTCGTGGCTAACTCAAAGAAGACCTACCTTTCTGGTCCGTTCAGGGAAAGTTGCGGTGCCCACTGGTATGCAGGCATTGACGTGAAGCCCTTCTACATCAAGGAGCGCATAAAGACGGTACCCGATTTGATTCGGGTGCTTAACCGCATGCGCAAATGGATGCAGGTCCACGATGACGCCTACCTTGAGCTTGGGGTTGACCCTGGGCTCGCTGAGGTGCGAAAATCGTGGTACAGACTCGCTCGACACCACGTCGATCGAAGGCTGTGGGGCGGCCGAGACTTGGACCGCACAGATATCCTGGTAACTCGCCACAAGGCGGGAAGTCATAGGGTCTGTGAGGTCAACCGTCATCTTAAGGCTCTTGAAGAGGAGCTCGTTGACGGTCTTCTCTGGCAAACGCTGGCAGATGGTTCGCCACCTGTCAGCATCACGTACTCCAGTTTAAGTGGGAGCTCCCCGCGGCGCTTAGTGATGCCTCAGGGCATCGAATTGCGCAAGCGGGCCCACGACTACTGGGCTTCGGTAACAACCAAGCCAACCTGGTAAAACCAGGAGCTTGACTGTGCGGCTCGGCTTGACGGCCGGGCTTTGGGGATCACCCATCCGTAAAAGGATGTCCCTGGTGGGGTAGGATAAAACCTACTCGTAAGGAAGGAAAGCAGCTTGGCTTT